GCGGTGGTGTTGCGGAGCGGTTCTGCCAAGTATACCGTCACATAGCCAGTAGAGGCTGCTGCTGCGGTGTTACCGCGAATCTTGTGCGTGTAGTGACCGGCGTCAGCAGATGCGCCACCGACGATGATGTCCAGGTAACCTTCTGCGAATTGGTCCTTAGTAATAGCGGTTGAACCGTTAGTCAGTACGATCTGTGTCGCACCAAGGTTCAGGTTAGCAGTTACCTGCGTGGCAGCTGTAACGGTAGTGGCCGTAATTGCCAGCCCTTGGAAGTTAGCTGTCAGCGCCGGAGCAGTAACAACCAAGCCTGGGGCGATAGTTGAGGTACCGCCAAAACTTACATAGCGAAACTTGCGGCCGTCAGCTGTCTGGCCGATAGCACCCAGTTGGCTGCTCTGTGTCGTAGACAGGACGCTGATGTCCTGTTCTGCGAGGGTTCTAATTCCAGTGTCCATGTGATATCCTTATTTTATAGTTTACAATATGTCAAAAATATTAGTTGCTTGTGATTCCGGTCAGTTTCCCGTTCCTGCGCGGCTGTCGGTGCAGAAGGTTGCCCATGAGCAACAACAGACCAACTTCACCGTACTGGTTAACCGGAGACATCAGCTCGCGGAACTGGAAGGCAGAAGGCATCGGCACATCCTTGTAAAAGCCGTCGGTTACTTCAACAGTGCTACCGATCTGATTCAGGCTGCTATCGATAAGCCGCTTGAATTCAAGGTAGTTCTCGTTAAGCCAGAAGTACGTACCAGCGGTGCAGTTGTCGTCAGCGTACAGCGGACGGCCACGATAAACGATAGCGTTGAAGCCGCCGAAAGCAGTCGTACCCTTGTACTGTTTGACTGCGCCACCGCCGAAACCGCCGTCCATGCGGTCGTAACCTTCTACGCCGGTCGTTTCATAGCGTCCTGATACCATAGGTTGCATCAGACCCTCTATGTAGGTCCAGTCAGCTTTGGTAGTCAGGCCGGAGGTTGGTGATTCGCTGGTACTACCGGCTGCACTGGCATTATCAAACTCAGAACTGAGGTAGTCCAGCGTCACGACACCGTTCGTCACAGATGTCACGTCACCATTGATGTAAGCGTTACCGCTACGGGTAATACCGGCATAAGCGGAGCTGTTAGTACCAGCGTCCACTATAAGACCAAGACCATCGAAGTCCTTGCCTGAACCGATACCGTAGAACTGCAAGCCGATGTTCTGTGCGGCACTTACCTTGGCTTCATCCATACGGGTAGCCAGCAAGCGTAGCACCTGCTTCTCGTTGTTGGCGTTGACGGCCCGTTCGATACCTGGAATGACTACGGATTGCTCGTAAGCAGCCACGTACCAGGTCATCAGACGGGTGTTATTTGTAGCAGCGACAGGGAAGGTGTCCATGTTACTGAATGAACCGCCGGTAGTGGAGTTGGCGATAGTAATCGGCTGGTTCTCTGTCACACCGCGCCAAGTACTTGGCTTACTCAGAACTTTAGCCATTAATATGTTGGAGTTGTTGATCTGGTCAACAACCGACGGCAGAATCTCCTGGTAGGTGATGTCTGCCACGCGGTCAGTAAACGTGATACCAGCCATGTATTATCCTTTTCTCTTAATTAAAATAAAACGGCACATAGCGCTGGGGCTATATGCCGAATATAATTGCAATAATACTAAGTAACCTAGACTATTGCAAACTTATTTCCATTTGAGCAGTTTCTTAACACGCTCATATTCGTCTTTGTATTCGACTGACTGGATACCGCTTTTCAGGTGCTCGGCAAGTTTCTCGGCTTCCTCGGCAGATATGACTGCCTTATGTTGCAAGACTGCCAGTAATACGTTCGGGTTCATTAAAAGTCCTCCGCATCTAATCGATTTAATATATCGCGCACCGTCGTACCCCTCGGCACGGTCGGCTTGACCAGTTTACTGGCAGACATACCGCTACTGTTGCCAATCTTATTAGCTACCTGCTTGCGCTCGGTATCTTCGTCCTTCTGGGCCTTGGCCTGCTTCTTGCCGTCATTCAACTTCTGATAGTCGTCAAATGCTTCCTTGAAACCAATATGCTTATACGGCCTGCCCTGCTCGTATTCGCGCATATACTGTTCGTTGGTCTTGGTCATAATAGCCAGCACTTCAGCCATTTCCTTAGCTGCGGGGTCATCGTCAAAGCCCTTTTCACCTGGCTTAATCTTGAACTTCGGAAACAGGTTGTCCTGCTGCAACTCGGCTACATCTTGTCTAATGCCCTCATTCTCGCGCTTCTCGAAGTCGCTGGCCTGTGCCTGTGACTGCTGGTTGCGGAAAGTACCGAGTAATTGCTGTGCCTTATTCTCCAGGCGCATAAACCCTTGCTGGGCTGCTAGCAGGTCGGCTTGGCTGCCGAATTGGAAGTCACGAGGTATCTGGGTCGGGTCGAATACCTTTAGCTCTACCTCTTTGGCGTTGTCTCCAGTGCCTTGTATTCCTCTAATAAGTAGCGGTTCGCCTATGTTCTCTACGACATACTTCTGCTCGGCAGGAGATAGCTGGACACCAGCTGCATCTACCGGCTGATTATCATTAGTATCTTGTGCTTCAACTTCAAGAGCATCATCCGCAGTGAATGTAGCTTCTTCTTCATCTTTTTTATCTTTCTCTGTATCAGCTTCCTTTTCTTCCTCGGCCTCTATGCGGTTGCCGTCTTTGTCATACTTGGGTTTGACTGGCTCTTTGACTTCTTCTTTCTTGTCATCCTTTTTGTCATCTGCCTGCTTGTCATCACCCTTTTTCGGGTCGTCTTTTACTGGGTCAACCGGAGGTATACTGGGTTGTTCCTCAGCATCGGTGATACCGTTCTTGACTATGGCCGCTTCGACCCTTGCTTCTAAATCGTTCATACTTCCTCCTTGTTTACTTCACTACGGCGGGCATATTAGGCTGGGGCGGTGTTGGCGGTGGGGCAGCGTAAACGCTGGCCGGAGTCGGTGGTTGCTGCATACCAGGCATACCCATCGGGGGCTGACCTGGTACTGGCGGTCCTTGCGGCATTGGGGGTTGTCCGCCTGGAGGCATAGGAGAAGGTGGCGTCATACCAGGAGCACCCATCTGGGGCATTGGCGGCTGGAGAGGCTGCAATGGTACTTCAGGACGCAAGTTCTGGCCGGTAGGGTCTTCCTGTCCGGCTTGGTCAAGCTCTAAGCGTACCTCTAAGCTGTCCAGACACTCATTCACGTACTTGTCAAAAGCTTGCTGGCGTGACTTCTTAGCTTCCAAAAATTCATCATTGATCATTAGTTTGCGCAAGGATAGTATGTATTCCTTAGTCGGGTTCTGCTTGGGCTGTACCTTCTTGCCATCCATGATGTCCTGATACACGATATATGCTTCAGACTCGTCAATAACGGTATCCACGTCACGCGCCAGACTCATCGGGTCGGCGTTCTGCTTGGCCCAGTTGTCATATAGCTGCTGCGGATTATCCAGTTGCAGCTGTTTGTAGGCATCCAGTAAGCTGATTGCTTTCTGCTCCAACAACTTCATGGTAATGGCTTCGATACGCGAGCGGTCGGGGCTAGCCGGTTTACCTGATTTAACCCGTATGCCTTCTTCTATGAGACTGCGGGTAAGGGTAATGTAATCAAAGTCGCCGTTGCCTGCGTCGTGTACGAAGCTGTGGTCTTCGTCGTACCAGACTATCATCATCTGCACCAGGTATTCGTAATAATCGCCCAGCATACGGGTAATGGCGCGCACCATCTTGTCCTGTATGCCGCTGCTCTGATTCTTCTTGACCATGACTTCGCCCAATGTCGGGTCGCCGTCATCTGCTTGTGAACCAGTGAAGTCAGTCGGCGCGCCGAGCAGGTTGCCTACCTGCATACGGGCGTCCAGCTTGTCATTGATCACGTAATCCGGCAGTGCCTTGGCTTCCAGTTGCATGACAAGTTGGTTGACTGCCTGGCCGGCGGTCTTTATAACAAGCTTCTGATTCGGGTCTCCAGTGATGTTCTGGGCGTCATCCTTGGTTAGACCTGAATCTGTTGAAATAACCAATAAGCCGTTGGCTTTATCGGCGTTCTCCATTATCTGACGGCCACGTCGATTGAGTACCTTCTGCTGTTCTATGGCCTGTTCAACCGGAGTCGTATCGTCTATTAAGTGGTCACCCAGGTTTACCAGGTTGCCGAATATGAACGGCTTCTTCGGCAGCTTCAGCAGGTTCTTGTTTTCGCTGGCATACAAGTAATTAGGGTTACGGTCTTTCTCCAGTACCAGGTCTTCAAAGTACCAGACGACGCCTTCCTGGGGTTCGTTATTCTTGTAATGAGTGACCCATACTTCCCGTACGGCTATCTCCTGGCTCATTTGCTTGGGGGTCTTACGCTTGATACCAAGCTTCTTCATGATCTCGTCTTGCTTCTTCGGGAAACGGGCCAACATTTCCTCGGCTGACATCTTCAACACGTCGCACACAAAAGCTGGGTTGCTGCCAAGCGTGGCGTTCTTGTCCAGGATGATATTCTCAGGATTACGCGAGCAGGCAAGTATCTCGCCCTTGCTACCATAGTTCGGGTCATACCACAGCTTAATGACGCCCAGCCGCTTCAGCCGGATATTATGCACCACCAGTTCCACGATTCGCTCAAGGTCTACTATATCCTCGCCATGCGCCTTAATAGCCTTTTCAAGATCACTCGCAAACAGTTTGCTTCGGTCCATCTTGCTGGCTGGGATAACGACTGGCCCAGCTATCTGAGCCGTGACATAGCTTGTAATGCTCTCCTCGCCAAGAAATATCTGATTTTCCTTGTATGGCTTCTGGTGCTTGTATAAACCCTTTTCGTCTATCTTGCCCAAGTAATAACGGGTGTTCTCATTGCGGGCGTTCTTCAGGTCGAAGCCCTTGGCGTCATCCCAGTAATCCCTTGATTCATTGATGCGGTAGTCAAGGTTTCTGATTATCTCGCTGTCCGGTATGTCAAGGCTTAAGCTGGGCAACTTATCAATGACACCGCTTTGCTGGCTGATGTTATCTACATTGGTATTGTCATAAACAGGACTGGTTCGATCGTATTGTACTGCCATATATTTCTTATTTTACAGATGAGATTGGCAAATAAGAGCTTGCCTTAACGATAAGTATACACTACTGGTAGAGCACAGAATATTCAGCCTTGCATGAATGACAATTGTATTCCTGGTAATGAGTGCTGGGCGGTAAGTCCTTAAAGCTGGCCCCATACGCGTTGCTTATTAGCATATGACTACTGTTAACTTTGAACATGACCCGTTTGCAACTCAGACAGTGATACCACGTCATCTCCTTGGGCGGTTCCTGCGAAGCATAGATGTACATCGTAATCTTCATTTATTAGTCCTCCATTGACTCGCGGATAGCACCGCTCATGTTGTGGTGCTGTTCGTTTGCCATAAATGCATAGTCGGCTGCGCCTTGCGGTTCTACAGTCGTGGCTATGCCTGCATTGCCGTCATACGTCAGCTGTGGTACTGTCAAGGCCATTGTCTGGAAAGCGTCTGTGCCATGTGAAGTCCAGTCATGCACCGGATTGTCCTCGTACACCATCATCTTCTCATTCCACTTCTTGCTGTAGCCTTTTAATGCGTCTATACCCCTGGCGCATTTGTCATCATCAAACCAGCAACGGCCAAGTATGGTACGGATAGCCTCTATGCCGTCCTCTTTCTGGCTGACCCGCTTGACTACCTCGAAGTTCAGGCCAAGGTCTGCTGCTACTTCCTGCCGTGTCCGTGCATCTTTGCCCATATTACGTACGCGTATGTCATGCGGCGCGTAGTGCTTGCCGTACAAGTAATCACCCATACGCTCAAAGCCTTCCTGTTGGCCCCGCAGTACTTTGGCATAGTAAGCGAAGCCTTCCCCACTGCTTTCAAAGTAATCTATTAAACGTATTTCCCTGTTATGCAACTGTGCGAACCAAATGCTCATACTGTCATCCACGCCCAAGTCCCAGAACGTATGCACTGGCAACTGTGTCTCATACGGTACACGGGTAATGCGCTCCTGCTCTGCTGCCCGTCGCATAGCTGACCCGAAGTAACTGCCTACTACCGGACTGTCCCAGTTGCAATAGTATTCCTGATCAACGAACGCATGGGCTTCTTCCTCGCTCTGCCCTCTTGCGGTGAAGCGGTCAACGGTACGCTTGCGAATACGCACCATTTGTTCCTCAGTAAATACCGGCGTGTCCTCGACTGTCAGCACTGACACGTATACCCGTGGGTCTTGCTGCCAGTCCACCATCATGCGCTTAGCAGCAGAGTCGCCGTTGCTGGTAAGGTTCACTAGCAGCCTGCCGTGGTTGGCTTCCAGTATCGGTTCAATGATGTCAATGACTGATGGGTCCATTGCCTGTAACTCACTAAGTACAAACAGCTTGCTATTGCCTCCACGCAAACGGCCAGGCTTGTGCGCTGATATCACACGGATACTGCCGCCAGTCAGCAGCTCAATGCTCTTCAGGCTATCATTAAGGCCGTCATCCCCTTTATTGCGTTTGAACCGTAACGCTTCCGGTACAAAGTCAGTAAAGCGCAGGCCATCGTTCGTGTAGGATTCCCATAAGTTGTCCCTTGCCATGTCACCTGTCGGGAAGGCGTACTTGACCGTCATAGGCGACTCTGCCGCGTAGTCAATGGTAGCGTTCCAGCACGTCACGTCCTTGCCTGCGCGTCTATGCCAATTCAGTACGAAGATGTCATAGTTGTTTGAGTACCAGGCGTCCCAGAACTCTTGCTGGTAATCTCTTGCTTTATAAATGTGGGGCAGTCTGACTAGTGTTTCACTCACTATAACCGCGCTTCTCGATTATAAGTTTCTGCTCGCCGGAGTGTTCTGTCTCTATCTTTTGTGACCAGCCGTATTTCATAAGCAAGTCAGTAGCCTTTAAGTCGCCATTTATAGCCTTAGTCAGTGCTACTTGTAACACGGCACGAACAGGTGCACCCTTGTATTCTCGTATACCTATTTTCGGGTCAAGAATGTTAGCCTCAAAATCCTCATCCTCCATAAGTCGCTGTATGTGGGTTGAGATATGCACAGTCCCTGGTTTCGTACCTGCTGGATTACCTGATTGACCAGGCTTGAACTGTGTTGCTGCACCTATTTGAGGGTCAGTAGTAGTGCCAAAACGACTTGCCTGCTTTTTGCCTGCTATAGGGCTATTGTCGGCCTCTGCCATAATATACCTACTTTACGATACTTTTGTTATAAGGTAAATACCATTAAATCCTGGCACAGTATGTAGTTGACCTGGGTGCAAATCTTCAATTGGATAAACTGGTCTACCCTCTTTCATCGTTTCTGTACACCACCAAACCCGCTCTTTTTGTCATACACATAATAGCCTACTTCCTCCCCTTCTTCAATGCTGAATACTGCCCTGTCAGGGGTATTCTCGACCAATACCGCCTCACTGCCTTCAGGCGTCAGAAAGGTATTACTCTCGGTCTGCATTCTGCCTAATTGGTCACTGACCGTATGGCAGACCACACACTCATGCCCATACTTATCTATCAGTACCTTGTGCATACGGTGCTTCTGGCAAGTGTGGCAGAAAAGCTCCTGCATCAACCAGCCACCACTTCCGCTACCTTGCTGACATCATCCTTTATGTCATCTACATCACCGGATACATCGGCAACATTCTCCGCTATGTACGATACTTTCGTACTGGTATTGTTCGCGGCTAGTGCAGCTGACATAGCACCGAAATGCGTGGCGAAGTTGGCCCACAGGCTTATTTCCTGCACTAACAGCACACTGATGCTGTGGGCGTACAATTTCGGAACGAACAGAATACAGACTATAGAACTTCCCCAGACAAAGGCCCAGAACCGATTAAACTTGTACTGCGTAGCAGCATCATGTTCGAGTAAGTTCACATCCTTGAAAAGTATCATCATTAACGGCGTAGCTTTTAGTTTTCGCTTCATGCCTCAGATTCTACCATACTTGCCTTACCGCGCTTACTGGCCTTGCCGCCCAGACTACCGGCTTGCCTGGCTAGTTCCCTGTTCGCATAGAAGCCGCCGGTATCT